GCCGCCATCCGAGATACGTCACCATATCTTGCTGGTGTTCTTATATAATAATCAGTTACACCGTCGTTCATTTTCTTACCAGTTTTTACTGTGAACCCACTGAATATCCTAATAAACTGTAGAATATATCGTCTTATTTGTTCATCGTAAAAATGTGTTTGCTTTACTGTCGCCATATTAATCTACCTTTGGTTTAACTGCTTTTGACAAATTAACCTTTCCTGCAACAACTGTGCCGTCTTCTAGTTTGACTACGCCATCGTTATTGATAAATTTATGATGCAAGTGATTACCAACTTCCCAACCACCGTCACTGTCTTCTATCTTGTACCATTTATTAACACGGTATTGAAACAGTCTATTTGGAGAATAATCAGTTCTTAAGAAATAAGTATTCTCTGCTGGTTCATTTGGAAAACTCTTACCATTTGCAACAGTTGCCATATCTAAATCTTCTGGATGTTCGCCACCCTTTACATACTGTAAACTGTTTGTTCTATAATCCCAATACTTTCCTGGAACATTTTCTTGGGCTTCTTCTACAATGGCATCATTGACTTGTAATTCTTTATTGTATGTAGACAGAAGATTTTTCAAATCATCTGCTTCTTCGCCTGTTCCAAGTATATCTGAGTATTCTTGTGTATCTTGTAATTGTTTACAACGGAAACGCCATATGTGAGGCCACCAACCTGGATCAAATCCTTCTGCGGCTTTTGATGCATCTTGTACGACCCAATATTGATTTACTGCCGAAGCCTCTTCATCAAGTAATAGGTCTTCTCTCATATGTGGAAGTTCAATGACATCTCCTGTCATTATTTTTCTTCCTAATTTTTCTACCATATCATTTATATGACAAGTAAAGATAATCTGGTCATTGCCTAGGAACATACCAAACTGAGATAAGTCCATATCTTGGTCTGTAACTGTATATACGCCACGTAGGTCATAGATGTTATCATCATATTTTCTGTCACGGTTCTCCATGAATAGCAAATCTTGTATTGCTGGTTTGGTAGGGTCATAGTCAGGATCAGTTGTGTCTTGTGAACCTAAATATTTGTGAACAAGTAGTGAGGTACCGCCGTGGTCGAAGTGCCCCTTCACCATCTTATCGATGAATTTGTAATCATTTCCCTTACGAGGATTCCATAAACTTAATCTTGGCATATTTTTTTTCCTTGACTTCTATACGTATTTATCATATAATAAGGAATATATGTAGGAGCATAACACATGGATGACCGATTAACTAGTGCAGGATATATTATTGCACGTGATTATTTACCTAGAATTGCAATAGAACAATTTAGATTATGGGCAATGAACCCTGATAATGCACACAGAGGCAATGGATCAGACGGTATTTACTATAATGAACATGACGGAAAACGTACATATGATGTTTGGTGGACAAAAGCACCTCCTAGAGAAATGTGGTTACCAGTTGTTGTACCATTAAACAAGTATATTGATACGTTATTTGGATCCAAGGAGTGGAATATACATGCGGTTGACTGTATTACCACTGCACCTAAATCAAGTAAAATTTATGCACACATAGATACGCCTTATCGATTTGAAAAATATGCCAAAGTAGATGCTACATTGGGTGTACAAATAATTATACCTCTTAATGATTTCACTTTAGAGAATGGCGGCACTGCGTATCTTCCTGGTTCGCATTTGGAAAAGATATATTATAAAGATATTCAGGACAACCAAGAGCATTACAATGATAGATTAGTTAATGAAGGTCACCAATTTTTAGCAAAAGCAGGTGATGTGCTAATGTATGATGGTAGAACATTGCATAGTACAATGCCTAATAAATCTAATTTATATAGAAGTGCATTGCTTATAAACGCACTACGCAATGATGTACTTGAGGATGCTAATTTGTTAGATAATAACACGGATAGACTTAAAACTTGACAAAAAACACTATTTGTAGTTAAATAGAAACTGAGATTAAATGATTCGAATTATCACGGAGCGAAAATTAAATGGCATTGGCGAAAAAGAAAAAAGCAATAAAGAGAGCCCCATCCAAACGAGGAGCAAAACTAGAATCACCGAAATGGGATGGTTGGGAAACTTTGTCCGGAGCAGAATATCATCGTAAGAAAGAACATGCCCGTAGTTTCTACTATGAAAATTATCAACCAAAAGATTTATATGCATACATATTTTCATGGATGGGAAAGAACGGATATACAAACGAAGAAATAAAGTTAGCAAAGATCCCACCAGAATCGTCATTGAGTGTAACATGTGCAATATGTTCAAGGTTACTACTGGATGGTATGCCTGACTTTAATCAAAAGGAAGATGATTACTGGCAAACTCTTCCGGGCACTGGCGGACACATAACTCCAATTAGTGAATTTATTCGCAAACAAGTTACTACTGCAATCGCACGTGGAAAAGAAATGCGTGAGGCAAAAGAAGAAGTAGAAAAAGAAGAACAAAAGAAAAATAAATATCGTCCTTCTATACAAGAACTTCTACGTTTAAAAGCATTGTCTATGACAGATGAATTAGAAGACTTTATTGATGAATTTGATATGGATACAAACTCATTGAAAAATTTCAAGCCTATTAATATTTTGCGTAAGCAGGAAGCAAAAGCCAATCACGCTAAAGTTATTAGGGAGTTGTACGTTGCAAATTTTAATGAGTATGATGAACTAATTAATCCTCCTAAGACAAAAGGAATGTCTGAAAAGGAACTTGATTGGCACGAACAACTTATTGAAGGCTATTCTCATTTAGAAAAGTCTGAAATTAAAGCAATGTACGAAATGTATAAGAGTATTGTACAGGCTTGTGATATGGTAATTGCTAATGCAAAATTTGACCGAAAGCCTCGTAAAAAGAAACCTGTTAGTTCTGAAAAACTTGTATCTAAAATGAAGTTTATGAAAGAACATGTTGATACTGGATTAGTTAGTATTAATCCTATTGAGATAGTTGGGAGTAATATACTAGTTCTTTATAATACAAAATCACGTAAGCTAGGTATATATCATACGAGTAATGTAGATCCAATGAACCAAAAACGTGAAGGAAGCGGCCTTAGTGTTAAAGGTACTACCATGATACGATTTAACGAGGAAACTAGTGTACAGAAGACCCTACGTAAGCCTCAAGAGCAATTAAAGATATTTAAAGATATCAATAAACGTTCTCTTAACAAGCAATTTGAAGCAATTAAGAGTGTCCCTACAAAGATGAATGGCAGAATTAATGAACATACCCTGCTTCTCAAGGTATTTTGATAAATAGTATGTAGATGCTGACGAGCATACTAAATTAACATTACTAATTTATATCCCGGGAGAGATAGATATGGCAAACAACAAAAAACGATATTACTTCGCGGAAGTAACTGTACCCGATGCGGTTATTACTGCTCAAGGTGGCGCAGAAGTAGATGGTGGCAAAATGATTAAGAACTTACTTGATGAATATATTGCCACAGATGGTACAAAATATGCCAAAGCATTAAGAGATTTTATTTTTGAAAATACTAGATTATATGGTTGGCACCCAGAAGACGCTAATAAATTTGCATACGGTCTGACATTTATTAATTCAAGACACTACGATAACTATCAGGCGTATACAACTCCTTTTAGACAATGGATGGAAGATACACATAATGTATCATATACATATGAAGTTAAAACTGATGTACCTTATGAAATTGCAGATTCAGGAGTTTCAGGTGCAGGTGAACCAGTTAAGGATGAAGACGGGTTCAATCATACATATGCAGAAGCTACAAGGAATGAAATATTAGAAAATATCCCAACAGACCGAGGTTATTCTACATAATATTATACAAATTGTAAATAAAAGAGCCCATTCGTTAATGGGCTTTTTTTATATCTCCAGTAAATGATAAATACTGTATATAGTTGGAGTATAGTCAATGGCTAAGAACACAAAAGTTAGAAACGATGTAATTAAGGAAGTACGATTATTGCTAGGTGACGGCATGGTCGATATCGAACTTGATCCTGACCACTATGATTTAGCAGTAGATGTTGCTTTATCAAAAATAAGACAACGTTCTGAAAATGCAGTAGAAGAAGATTTCTATGCTATGGAATTGAAAAAAGATGTAGACGAATACACGTTGCCGGCAGAAATTGTTGAAGTTAAGAAGATACATCATCGTTCATTTGGTCACGGTATATCGGGCGGTGTAGATATGGATCCGTTTGAACTAGCATATGCCAACTCTTATTTTTTCTTAAACAATCATATAGGTGGGCTTGCTACGTTTGAAGCATTTGCTCAATATCGTGAATCTTTAAATAGAGTTGCCGCAACTGATATTCAATATATTTGGAATCCAACAACTAATAAAATAAAACTATTACGTAGAATGAGAGCCGACGAAATGGTTCTTATGCATGTCCATTTAGAAAGACCAGAAGAACAACTTCTAGTAGACCCATATCTTAAATCTTGGATGAGAGATTATACATTAGCATATTGTAAAAAAATGTTAGGCGAAGCACGAAGTAAATTTTCTTCATTACCTGGCGCCCAAGGTGGAGTATCACTTAATGGTGCAGAAATGAAAAATGAGGCAGATGTTTTAATTGACAAGTTGGAACAAGACCTATCAACTTACATAGATGGTTCTTCTCCACTTGGATTTGTAATTGGATAATATACCCAAAACTGCTTGTTCCTTACTGTGGTCTCATGCGAGATTAAAGGTAGATGGTACTGTATTGCCTTGTTGCTTTGTAGAAGAAAGCAATATCCCAAACATAGACGAAGCCCCAAAATTAAAAGATGGGTTGCATAACGCATTTAATTCTAAATTCTTCAATGATATAAGAAGTAAAATGTTGAAAGGTGAAAAACTTTCAATGTGCGACAAGTGTTGGCGTGCAGAAGATAATAATACACAATCATTCAGGCAACAATTTAATCAGTACGATAAATTCATAGGACAAGAGCCAAAGATAAGATATATAGAGACTGCGTTATCGACACATTGTAATTTATCTTGTAGAATGTGCAATGATACTTTTAGTAGTAAATGGAAATTAATAAAAAATCCAGGTATGTCGGTTGATGTATCTGTAGATTCATTTGATTTAGAACATTATAATACTGACTTGTCTAAACTAGATTTTGTTAAATTTATTGGCGGCGAACCATTATTGGATAAGAAGCATTCAAACTTTTTAAATCAAATCATAAACAAATCAGATGCTCCTAGTAACGTAAGATTGTTTTATAACACTAATGGTACAATAATACCAAAGCAGGAAATATTTGATGCTTGGTCTAAAATAAAAGAAGTAGAAGTAGTCTTTAGCATTGATGCAATAGGTGAAGCAAACGAAGTGCTTAGACCACCGCACACCTGGGATACTATTCAGAGCGCCATAAATCACTTTACAGAGCATAAATCAGATAATATGACGTTAGGTATGCATACTGTGATAAACGTCTTTAACATACACCTATTAAAGGATATAGTAGAGTTTTCATACAGTCATTTTGGAAAGATGCCTGATGTTGATATGTTGGACTACCCGGATCATATGTCATTAAAAAATTTAGAAAGTAGTTTAAAGATTAAACTATCTAATGTACTTAAACATGCATTTGATGGACAAGAAGAATTACAATTATTAATAGAATTTATAAATCAACCAACTACACATTCATACACTCTCGACCAAATTATAGATAAAGAAAAAGAAAATGATATCTTAGTAAATACTAAGATAGATAAGATAGGATTAAGAGAAGTATGGAATTCATTTTAAAAGCTATAATATCTGGTATAATTGTTGCATCAGTAAGTATGATGGCTAATCGTAGCGTTACTATGGCGGCTTTATTGATGGGCATACCATTCACTGCATTTCTGGCAATGATTTTTATGTGGTTCGGAGGCGTTGATACTGCAACGTTTTCAAAATTTTCTATACAAACTATATATTTTGTCTTGACAAGTCTCTCGTTTTTTGTTATATTTGGGTTACTGGTTCAAACTTATGGCTTTTGGTTTTCAGCATCAATAGGCGCAATAGTTACCATAATACTGTATAACATAATACTGAGGATTATATGAAGAAAATAATAGGCATTTGTGGGTTAATAGGACATGGAAAAGATACAGTAGCAGGTAATTTAATTGAACAAGGGTTTCAACGTATTAGTTTTGCAGGTGTGCTAAAAGATGCATGTGCAAATATATTTGGTTGGGATAGAATTCTATTAGAAGGCAATACACCAGAGAGTAGAGTATTCAGAGAACAAGTAGACGAATGGTGGGCAAAAAGATTAGGTATTCCTAACTTTACACCAAGATGGGCTTTGCAACATGTAGGCACTGATGTATTCAGAACACATTTTCACCCAGATATTTGGGTAGCGGCTTGTGAAAGACAAGTCGAATTGACAGATAAAAATGTAGTCATTTCTGATTGCAGATTTTATAATGAGTTAGATGTAATTAAACGTTTAGGCGGTAAAACTACAGTAGTATGGCGTAAAGAAAAACCCCAATGGTGGGATTACGCTGTTAGGTCTAACACAAAAAATCAAATAGATTTAATGACTAGATATCCAGATGTACATAAAAGTGAGTATAGTTGGGCAGGCTGGGACTTTGACATAGAGTTTGACAACTCAAAAGACTTGGAACATCTATATAGCCAAGTTTCAGATGTATTGTCTACGTAGTTAATTCAAAAACACCCACTTTTTTGCATTTTTCGATAAATACTTGTAGCAATAAAAGAATTTTGCTATAAAGCAATTTATATAATTAAGTATAATTAAGGAGAAACAGAATGCCTACATTAGTATCACCGGGCGTGTCAGTTGTTGTTAGTGATGAGTCGCAATATGCGGCCGCTACACAAGGTACACTTCCACTACTAGTCGTTGCTACGGCAACAAACAAAACAGACGCATCTGGTTCAGCAATCGCATCTGGAACACTACAGGCTAACGCCGGTGTTGCATATCTGGTTTCTTCACAACGAGAATTAGTTGAAACTTTCGGCGAACCAGTGTTCTACGAAGTTGGTGGTTCAGTTGTGCAAGGATCAGAGACAAGTGAATATGGCCTATTAGCGGCGTATCAATACTTAGGAGTTTCAAATAACGCCTATGTAATACGTGCGGACGTAGACATGTCACAACTAGAAGCGACTTCAACAGAACCAGCTGGCGCAATAACAAACGGAACATATTGGCATGACACAGCATCATCTGATTTCGGTATTTTTCAATACGACGGTACAACATGGAATTCAGTTGCACCAAAAATATTGACAGATGCACCTGGAACAGGTAATGTTGAGGCTATCAATGCAGACGGTTTTGCGGCACCATCAAATACTTTTGGTTCAGCAGGCGACATCGCAGTAGTTACGTCAACAGTTAAAATTACAATTTGGGAAAAAGTCGGCGTATCTTGGGTAGTTGCAGGCGATGTAGGCGGATCAGATTTTCAATGGTCCCTATTTGCTCCAACACACCAGTCAGATAACGTAACGCCAGTTGCAAATGGTAATATTTATATTAGAAAAACAAAACAAGGCGGAGGTATGGATTTATCTGCGGCTGTTTACAGTTCAACATCTGGTCTATGGACTACAGTTCAAGCACCATTATATACATCAGATGATATAGCAGGCACAACATTAATTGATGCAGGCGATATATATGCACGACATAACGATACAAAAGGTTTTGTCGAGTTACGTAGAAATACAGGTAAAACTGCGACAACAATTACATCTGGAGCAATTCCAGATACAGCATCAATCACTGCAAACTTCACAGTAGAAGGAACGCAATTCAATGAAACAGCAACAACATTAGACGCACTTGTAATTAAAATGCAAAATAGTGCGGCTTTGAATACAGCTAATGTTTCAGTTGAAAAAGTAGGTGCAGACAAAGTTAGATGGACCAAATCAGACGGATTAGAATTAAATATTGTATTCACTTCTGGCTTCGGTGCTATGGGCTTTACAGAATCAACTTTAGTAGATTCAGCTTGGTCTGATTTATCATACGAAGCATCAAACTCAACACCAAAAGGCG